CCACACGCATTTTGTACTTAGGAGTTCTCAAATCTTTTGCAATCACGTTATGAACATTATCCTGTTTCTTTCTGGAAATACGCTTACGTCGTAGTTCCTTCTGATCAGTATTCATTTTCTCCTTCCTCTTCAAAATTATCTAAAATATCTTCAAACAGATGCAGATTGTCTTTAATCTTGTACCAAAATACGTCAACCAATTCCTCGACGCTGATGTCGAGTATGTAGATTATATCAGTTTGATCGCACTTGTCAATCAGTTGTTGACGAATGTCGTAAAGCATCCAGTTTGAACTCCATTGTACGAGGCTCTTTTACTACTCGTGTAAAATACTTGGGTCCATAAGAATAATAAAATCCTCGCAGACCCTTACCACCATTTGCATCAGACCAGCAATGCTGTTTGAATGGGCAGTAAGAGCATTGCATTGATAGTACTCGATTTCCCGACTGTCCTTCTGGCTGATCATTATAACATCTTTCCGGTGGTGTTTCTTTTTCGATGGCTTCCTTTAGCATCTTGATCCGTGGACGAACATCTCTAACCTTAATCTTGTGAACAGCTAGAGCAAGGGTTTCTTTATTCACAGCAAGAAAAGCTGCTTCATCCTGCCCTTCAGCCTGTGCATATCCACTGATCTGATCAATGTAACCAAAGGGATCATCGTCTTCAAGCGTTCCGCTCTTGAACTTCTTGAAAGCATAGGAACTTGTAGACTTAACATCAACAATAACCCCATCAATCTTGCAGTCCATGCGACCCTTGACACCATCAATCTCAACTTCCTTCTGTGTATCCTGAACAAAGTGTCCAGCTTCACGAGCCAGTAGAAGAGCCTGTTCCTCTAAGAAATCACCTTGAAGAAACTTCAGCCGCATCTGACCTGACAGTCCTTCTTTAGGTGCTTTCTTGATATCATACCAGACTTGTCTGGCAGGCTTTCCAATGTTTGACATTCTCAGTCGAGGTTCGTAACTGTCATCCCTTTCTTCTCGGAACCTATAGAATGATCCTCTACAATTTTTGGTGTAGAGACTAAGGTTATCCCAGTTTGGTTTCTCTCCATCACCTGCGAGAGAATAAATATCTGAGACTAATGTGTCAAGGGTCTTGTTCATTACGCTACTTCATCTAGTTCGGCATCCTCTGGATCACCATAAGGAATTAGATCAATGATCTGTAGCTTGCGAATGAAGGGCTTGTTCTTGCCCTTAGCCGGTCCACGATCAATATTAATAACCGCAAATTCAAGATCAGCCTTACTGCCATTACCCACTCGAACAGTCTTGGTAATGTCTGTGTTATCAGCATCAACAATCTTTGGTGGCTTCATAGGCTTCATGGCCGTAGTCATGTAGTTTAGCTTGAAGTTATAGAAGTCACCCTCTTCATCTGTACCGATCTTACCAGTAAGATTAAGGGATTCAAGTACAGCCTTGTTGTGCTTGTCAACATACAGCTTTACTCCCCACTGCTTCTTATCGTACTCATAGTTACTGAACGGATTGTCACGAGGCTCATCTAAAAAAGCCCAATAGGCCAGCCCCTCTACGGTGTGTGTTTCTTGGTTTGCCATAATGTTTACTCCTTTGTTATGGTAGTATTATGATAACAGCTTTCTAAAGTTTTGTCAAGTCTACTGGAACATACTGATCTGACTTCATTATCTTTCCATCCTCCCTGTAAATAGCGTTTCCATTCTTGTCAAGTTTCGTCATGTTTGATTTGTGAATTAGGTTGAACATGACATCAGAGTTCCAACCATATCTTACACACATTGATATACAAACATAAATTAAATCAATCAATTCTTTTTTAATGTTTGGAACGTCGTCGTTGTTACACGCTACAATAAATTCATTGTACTCTTCTGTAATCAAAGAGATTGGTAAACTGATATCTGCCCCTTCAAACTTTTTACCTACGGGATGACCAAAAGCAAAATGAAATTCCGTTAACTTATCTTGAAAAGTACTATATCTATTATACATTTATAATTCCTCAGTGTGTTTCTGCCCAGTTATTTCCGATCTTATACTCACCGTCAAGCGGACAATTAAGACCTAGTGCTGCTGCTGTCTTTCTAATTGCATTCACTCCTACATTTGCGACACTCTCTGCAAGATGTTCCGGTACATCTAGCTGCCACTCATCGTGAATGTTAGCAACAAAATACTCAGAAGGTTTTAGACGTTTTGTTAATAGGTCTTTGTAGAAAATCACCAGAGCCTTCTTCATAACAATAGCGCCAGCACCTTGAAGGAGTACGTTTAAGGCAGAGTGTTCCGATCTTATTTGGAGATAGCGTCCGTCAAGACCTTTGATTCTGCCTGTTGTAGCTGCTCTAAACACTCTATCTCTAAGTTTTGCAAGTGCCGGAGTACTATTAAGAAAGCGTTCTTTAAGTCTTTTTCCATCGAGTTTACTTCCACCCACGATGGAGCCGATCTTTGCATCTCCTGCTCCATAGATAAAGGCATAGATGAATGTCTTAGCCTGATCTCTTGATTCAAGTCTCGCAGCCAACTGATTAGCTGTGTGTATGTCTCCATCAACTACTTCCTTTGTATACTGTTGATCATTCATATAGTGTGCAAGCATTCTTAATTCAAGTCCACTTGCATCAATACCAATTAGTTTATTTCCTTCTGACGGCTTCCAACATTTTCTACACTCTTCACCGTAAGGTTTACGAGTTGAAGGTACTTGAGCCATGTTAGGATCGCTGTGTGACATTCTTGTCGTGATTGTTCCGCAAGTTCTGACTGTGCCATGTACTCTTCCATCATCGTCTGCTGCCTCAATCCAAGGTTTGATTTGTGCAATTCGTTTCTCTAATGTTAGATACAGTGCTATGTCTTGTGCTTCATCTATATTTACATTTGACAAAATATTTTCATCTACGATTGGTTGTCCTGTTGGTGTATACTTATTAGGCTTCCAGCCCTTTCTTATCAGATAGTCAGATATTTGCTTACGAGAGGAGATGTTAAAGGGAATGTATTTAATACGGCTAAAAGGACCACCCACAGTATGTAAAGCATTATCGAAACCAGAAAGCCCCACTTTAGAAAGTTCACCAGTTCTAGTATAACGAGGTACAATTTCTTTGTCAAGTTTAATAGTGATGCCAGCTTCTTCTGTAATTTTATTTTCAATGTCCTTCGCTTTCTGCATCAGATCAGCGAGGAGAATACTGGCACTCTGAACATCAAAGTAAAAGCCACGTTTCTCCTGCTTGCTGATAATGTGCTGTACCTCATGCTCTAATCTTACACTGTCCTCAGAGAAGTTCTCGCCTTCCTTCAAAAGTAATGAGAAGAGCCTATCTGTAATCTCAACATCTTGTTTACAGTATGTCTCCATCTCTTGAGAATAATTCTCAAACGCATTGAATTGAATTTTATGTGATCCAAACCGCTTGCCCCATGCTTCGAGTGAGTGGCCTCCTTCTCGAACCGGATTAAACAAGCGCGATAAAACTAGAGTGTCAATACATTCGTTAGATTTTATCTTTGATCCCCACAATTTATTTAGAGTTGGAGCATCAAAGGATATTCCATTATGCATCACAAGAAGGGTTGGGCGTTCTCGAAGATAAAGATTAAACTCCCAAGCCTGCCTAAAAGAATTAACTTGTTTAGTATCTCGATCTTTTGTTACTACGACATGAATTGTAGAAGCGTCAAGTGAATCTGTTTCAATATCAACTATAAGTATTCTCTTGTTCGTCCACATCTGATACATCAGACAAATCCCTTTCAGTCATGCGTCCCGTCATGGGATCGTAGTAAAGATGGCAGGCTGTTCCTGTCTCTCCTGTCCAGCGGTTCTTCCAGACTACAACGTCAGTCGTGTTACGCTCAATCTCATCTTCAGAAAGTTTGTTTCGCTTCAGACCTATGACCATGTTGGCAAGCTGTTCAATACCTGCCGTGCCTCTGATCTGTCCCTGTCTGTTAACATGGACTACAGCAATTAGACCAATGTTTAGTTCCATTGTCAAGGTCTTCAGCTTGGTAGCAATCTCATCGAGCAGCTTACGCTCATCAGCACCATTGCGTCCATCTGAAACAACGATACTAATATGATCTAGGATAACGAAGCGACAGTCAAGTCCTTTCGCATAGTATCTAATCTTTGCCATCAGATTGTCGATCTCCATAGAGCCAAAGCTATCATAGAAATAGACACGATCATCACCTAGAATACGCTTACCAAACTCCACTCGATCTTCCGGCTTCAGTACAGCCTTGAACTTGTGTGCAGGAATATCAGCTTCCATTGCCGCAAGTCCAACTGAACTAATCTTAGGAGTTTCCTCAAGGAACAAAGTTCCTACACGCTCTTCAGTGTTCTTGAGAAGATGGTATAGAATTTCACGCAGAACAGATGTCTTTCCAACGCCAGTTTCAGCAGTGATAATTACCATCTCACTAAGTCGAAGCCCGTCTGTGATTCTGTTTACACCTTCCCAAGGATAAGGCACTGACTCTATATTGTCGTCCTCGGCAAGAGTATCAATCATACTTGAGGATGCTAGAATACCGTCAGGAATATATGTCTTAGCGTTCCACCAAGAAGATACAAAGTCTTTCTGTAAATTCTTAGTAAGACATTCGTTGGCATCCTTGACAGGAAGTGAAACAATCTTGGCCTTGCGTGGAGAGAATAGTTGAGCAACCTTTTCTGCCGCCTCTTTACCTTGCTCATCCATGTCGAAGGTAATCACGATATTATCGAAGCTATCAAGATATTCAAAATGTTGTTTGACATTCTTTACAGCAGACTTAGCCCCGTTCTTGATACTTACAGCGGGCCATTTACTACCAAGCATTTGATAGGCGGACATAGCATCAATCTCACCCTCTGTAAGAGTAATGTACTTACCACCTGACTTAAACAACTGTTGTCCAAATAGACCGGCGTCCGAAATGTTTCCTTGTGAAAAGAAATCTTTCTTGATTACATTCCTAATCTTCGTTGCAACGACCGCACCCTTATCCGTATAATAAGGATAGTGATGCGTATTACCATCTTCTGATACGCCAACACTATAAGCCTTGACAGTATCTTTTGTAAGTCCACGAAAAGATTTAGCATTTAATTTAGTATCAACTTCATACACATTATTACCCCAATCCCTATCCTTGTTCCATGTAAGTTTATTACATGAGAAACAAAACGTATGGTTTTCGTATTGTGCTAGTGCATCGCTTGAACCACAGTCAACACAGGGCTGGTGAACAGCAATAGCTTTATCAGACATATAGTTTATCCTTTACCTC